TCCATTGCAGCGACTGTCGCCAACGACTCGCACACCCATTCGACCGGCACAATTACCGGATTGGGTACTGCAGCCACCAAGAACATCACCATTTCTACTGCAGCGCCTTCCGGTGGGGCTGACGGCGACTTGTGGGTGCAATACTGATGGCTATGCGAGTAAAAGCGGCAGGCGTCTGGCAGACCGCCGACAAGATCTACGCGAAGGTTGCGGGGGTTTGGAAAACCGCCAAGCAGGTGTGGGGCTACTCCGCAGGTGGCTGGCGAAGTGCTTGGCAGAATGAAATCCGCTACATCAACACTGCAGACAGAACGGGAGCCAGTATCTATGCGTTGATGGGGTCTCCTACCGAACCCGGAGACTACGTCTTCGAGAATCAGGCAACCATTTCAGCCGGCTCTGGAAGTTACGCCCTGCGAACTGGGGTGTTCCCTGCTGGGTCGACGCTGCACATCATCAACAATGGGTATATCCGTGGTAAGGGCGGCGCTGGCGGTGCGGCGACGTACAACTCTGCCGCTGCTGGAGGGGCTGGCGGAACTGCATTCTACGCTGACTTCCCCTGCACGATCGATAACTCAGGCGGGTACATTTTTGGTGGCGGCGGCGGTGGTGCCGGGGCACAAGCGACTTTTACAGACAACAGTGGCGAGATGCCTGCATACACATATGGCTACGCAGGGGGCGGGGGCGGTAGCGGGTCGAGTGGCGGCGCGGCTGGCTCCGGCAGAGGCGAATATAGCGTGGTTGCGCAAACAGCCGGGACAGCGTCAGCGGGCGGAAGTTACGGCCAAGGGAAAAGCTACATTAGCTCCTGGTGGGCAAAATCAGGCAGCGGCGGCGCTCTCGGGGCTTCTGGCGGTGCCGGGACCACTTCTGGTGGCTATTCATCTAGAAGACTTGGGGCAGTTGGCGCAGCGGGGGCCGCTGTCGCCAAGAATGGCAAGGCCGTAACCATCACGGCGGGTAACGACACAACACGCATCAAAGGGGCAGTCGCATGACCGATTTCAAAGTTCTTTCCGTCAACACTGAAACGAAGCAGATGGTGGTGGACTGGGGGTTCGTGACCCTCAACCACGACATCCCGCTCTATATCCTGGAGAACCCCGGTCTGAGCCAGGCAGAAATGCTCGAACACATCGGGTATATGCGCCCGCCTGTGCCGGTGGATTTGCCTGTCCCGGAAGCCCTGATGGGGCTCGTACAGCCTAGTGGTGCCTGACCTGTGGATCGTTTTGCGATAGAATATCAGCACTGCTAATCGCGCACGGTGGCGCCACCTTTGGGAGGTGCCACCATGCACATCATTGCGTCTTTCCTACTCAAGGTTCTGAGCCACCAGGTCACCCGGCAACTGATTGTCCTGGGGCTCGAAACCGCTGCCAAGCGCTCGGACAACACCGTCGACGACCAGGTGGTCGCCATTGTCAGGGCGGGGCTCGACAACCGGGTCAATCCGATTGCGCGGGGGGCAGGCGAATGAACCTTGAACGCCTCTACTCCCAGCTGGACACCGACGAAGGCCGCCGCAAAAAGGCTTACCGCTGTACGGCCGGCAAGCTGACCATTGGCGTGGGTCGCAATCTTGATGACCGCGGCCTGCGCGATGATGAAATCGACCTGATGCTCAAGAACGACGTGGCCGAGGCCGTTGGCGAGTGTCGCCGTCTGTTCCGCGTGTTCGACCAGCTGAGCAGCGTGCGCCAGGAAGTCCTGGTCAACATGATGTTCAACCTGGGCTTCGCGCGGCTGTCCGGTTTTAAGCGGATGCGCAGTGCGCTGGAGGAGGGCAATTTCGCCGAGGCGTCCCGCCAGATGCTTGATTCGAAGTGGGCATCCGACGTAGGCAGCCGCGCAGACCGACTGGCCAAGGCCATGCGCACGGGGGCGTTTTGATGCCCGACGGACAAGGCGGCAATTGGCTGTTCGCCCGCTTCCTGGAGTTCGTGCATACCACCGGCCTGACGTACATCTGGCTGGTGGGGCTGGCGATCTGGGGCGGCACGGCGAGCTATCTTGCCCGCCTGCGCAAGAGTCGGGCGGCTTTCTCCTTCGCTGAGCTGCTGGGCGAATGGACCATTTCCGGCTTCGCCGGGATCATCACGGCGTACCTCTGCACCTGGGCGGGCTTCCCTGCTCCGGTGACGTTTGCCTTTGCCGGCATTGCCGGGCATATGGGCGGCCGGGCAATCAGCTTGATCGAGCAGGGTGTCGAGGCGTGGGTGCGTAGCAAGTTCGGGGGGCGTTCCCGTGAAGATCGCCCTGAATGAGTTTGGGGGCATGGCCCCCAAGATCGAACCGCGCCGTCTCGCCGAGAAACTCGCTACCCTGGCGCACAACACAGGCTTCGAGTCCGGTGCCCTGGCGGCAGCGACTATCGGCACCGTGGTCTCTGCTGAGTTCGCCAACCTGGGCAGTTCGGTGCGCAGCATCCTGCGCCCGGCCAACGGCGACACCCGGTTGGCCTTCACCAGCGACACTACTGGCGAGGCATTCGCTTCGCTTGTGGCCCCCAGCGACAAGTGGGGGCGCATCTATTACACCACCGCGCTCGGGCCGCGCTTTACCGTGGCGGACAACTACGTGGCCGGTGGGTTGAAGATCAACCCAGTCAGCTATGCGCTGGGGATACCGACGCCACAGTACGCGATCACGGTTGGGACACCGGCTTTTACCGTGCCGACTGGCGCGGCAGCCGATCTGGTGAGGGTGGCTTACGTTTGCACCTTCGTCGACAAGTACGGACATGAAGGGGCACCGTCGCCGGCGTCCACGATTGTCGAGCTGCCGCACGGGTTGGCTTTTTCCTGCGCGCTGCAGTTTGTGGCCGAGAGCCTGCCTGACCGCAACGTGTCCGGCGCCGTGCGCCGCCTGTATCGGGCGACTTACGACGGCTCGACCAGCGCTTGGCAGTTCATCGCTGACGTGCCGTTGGCGACAACGACCTGGACAGACAACATACCGCTGGGCGAGGAGGGCGAGCAGCTCATCAGCACTGACTGGGTGCCGCCGCCGGTGCTCAAGCAAATGGTGCCGGTGGCTTCGAACTTTGTCGCAGGCTTCCACGACAACGTGGTCTGCTACAGCGAGTCCCGCCTGCCGCACGCGTGGCCGGAGAGCTACCGCTTCCCACTCAAGTATCAAGTGGTCGGCATGAAGCCGACGCAGAATGGCTTGTTGATCGCCACTACCGGCAAGCCCTATTGGGGCTTCGGCGCCGATCCGGCGTCGGCTGTGCCGGTGGAGCTCGATGCCAACCACCCGTGCCTGTCGGCAAAGAGTCTGGTCGATATGGGCGGCTACGTGCTCTATGCCAGCACCGACGGACTGGTGGCAGTGGCCGGGCAGGACGTCAAGGTGGTGACCGGCGAGTTCATCGACCGTTTTACCTGGCTGCGCGATTTCGCGCCGGCGAGCATCGTGGCTTTCGCTTACGAGGGCCGCTACGTGTTTAGCGTCGGCAGCACCTGGTGGGCGTTTGATCCGGCCGACGGCGGCGGCTTCTGCACGTTGGGCGAGCTGAGCGTGGCGCCCACCGCCTTGCGCCAGGCCTATTACGACGCCAAGCGCGACGTCACGGTGCTGCTTAACACCAGCGGGCAGGCGTTCGATGTGGTGGCCAGACAGGGCACCACCTTCCGTTGGCGGTCGAAGACCTTCGAGGTGCCGCCGGTATCTTTCGCTCGTGCTCGGGTCCTGGGCACGAGCTACCCGCTGATGCTACGGGTCACGGCCGACGAGCAGACCGCCGAGTATCAAGTACCGAATGAGTTGCCGATCCCGCTGCGAGGCGGGCGTAGCAGCCGGCGCTGGAGCATCGAGATCGAGGGCAGCGGGCGGGTGACCGAAGTGGCCTTGGCCCAGTCGGCCGGGGAGTTCGCATGAGCCAGAAGCCGATCACCGCGATTCCTGAACCACCCAAGTCGTCCGACCCGGCGTTGCGCTCGTTTCTCACCGCGCTCAAAGAGGCAGTGGAGGTGCGCCTCGGCCGCCGCGGAGACCCGCTCGAGGAGGCGGTGACTAAGCGCGAGCTGGTGGACTCCGGCATCGCCCGACTCAGCTCGCCCTACCGCAACACTTTGCAGCCGGTGACGGTGTCACCGGAGGAGGCGCGCATTCTGCCGCCAGTACCCATCGGCTTTGTGGCTGAGGGTGTGTTCGGCGGCGTGCATCTGACTTGGGAAAACCCGTTCCAGGCCTATAACGTCCACGCTTACACCGAGGTGTGGCGCGGCGAGAGCAATGACCCGACCCAGCGGGTACTGATCAACAGTTCGCGCGGGGCGACCTTTTTTGACCGCATCCCCGATGATGATGCAGGCGACTACTGGTACTGGGTGCGCTTTGTCAGCGAGTACAACCGCGAGGGGCCATTTTCCCAGCCGACGGTGGCGCACAAGCAGGCAGATGTCCGCGAGCTGATGGGGCAACTGAGCGGGCAGATCGACAAGTCGAGCCTGTCGCAGGCGTTCCTGGCCGAGTACACCGGCGTGGCCGAGACGGTCGCGCAGCACAGCCAGACCCTGGAGCAGCAAGGCGCTTCGATTACGCAACAGGCGCTGCTGATCAAGCAGCAAGGCGAAACGAATAATGCCCAGGGCGAGGCGATCACGGGGCTGTCGGCCCAGTACACCCTGCGGCTGAACGTCAACGGCTACGTCTCGGGCTTCGGTGCCTACAACAACGGCAGCGTGTCTGACTTCGCCGTGGTGGCGGACAACTTCTGGATCGCGGCGCCGAACTCCACCGGCAAGGTGAAGCCGTTCATCGTCAGCGATGGTGTGGTGTATATCGACACCGCGCGCATCCGCGACGCCTCGATCCAGGAGGGTAAGCTCGGCCCTATCGGCTTCGGCAAGATCATTGGCACCGACGGCAAGCCGGTGACGACGCTCGCCGGCTTGCTCCGCGCCGATGCCATCGACGTCGAGAGCTTGCAGGTCACTGACGCCAATATCGCCGGCGTGCTCAAGTCCAATGCTAAGGCCGCCAATGGTCAGCCGCGCTGGGTGCTCGACAAGAACGGCGGGATGACGCTTAACGGGTCGGGCGTCGGCGGGCGCATGGAGATCCGGGAGACGGTCATCAAGGTGTTCGATGGCGCGGGCCGGCTGCGCGTGCAGTTGGGGGACCTGACGCTGTGAGTACGATGGGGCTGCGCGTCTGGAACGCCGAAGGTGGTCTGCGGCTGGATACGCGGGCGCGAACGATGCGACTCGCGCAAAAAATCTGGGTGCCTGGGCGTAACCTGGGCGGTACCAAGACCTACTCCCAGACTTTTGCGCTGCCGGGATTCAATCCCGAACGCGATGGTGCGTTTCTGATTGGCGGTGAAGCGGGCGCGCTGGCCTATGACGGCGGCGGGGCGGGCTACTTGCGTCGTTTCATCCCCGAGTTCTACCCCGCAATGGACAAAATCACGCTGGTTTGGCGCGGCTTCGGGGTGTCATACGCCCTCGATGCGCAATACATGGCGTGCTACATCATGGTGCTGAGAGCAGACTGATGGCCTTCGGCTTCCGTATCGAAAACGACGACCGCATCGTACAGGTCGACGATTCCTACCCTGTAATGCAGTTGTCCGAACGCGGCATTGGGCGCGCCGACACCAACATCATGTTCACCAAGACGTATACGTCCGGTGAACCACCGATGCTGTTCGTTCGCGCGGCTCAAAGCGGCGGCTATATGCTCGGTGGAAAATTCTTGGGCTCGCCCGGGGCCTGGACGGGCTTTCGACTGCAGGGGTGCTCTAGCCAGTATTTCAACCACAGTCTCGCGGGTCGCAACTACGGCAGCTGGCAGTACATGGTGGGTGAGTGGGCAGTCCGCAAGTCGTCCGAGCGCTACGGTCTGAGAGTCTGGGACGAGAATGGCAAATTGCTGTACGACGCAGGGGTGCAGCACATTGACATGGAGTATCAGTTCCAGCGCTGGCAATACGGCCACCGACATGAGGCAGATGGCTGGTATTACGTCGTCCACTACCTCGACTTGCCGGCGGCAGCTTCGTTGGCTGACCCGCGCAATTACCTGTTGGCCAATTCGCTCATGGCCGAGTACATCCAACTCCCCGGAACTACGCGGGCGTCGTCGAGGAAGGTTGGGGGTTTGCAAAGTGGCCGGCTGATCCATGTGACGCAGACCAACGGGAAGAATATCGCCGACATGCTGCACCCCGGTGTCATCGGCCGAGCCAGCCTCTGATCGGGCCGTTCGAGGTTGTCATTAAGTTGGCATTACCGGGCCAAACCAGCCCCAAAACACCCCAACTTATGACAACGACGAACGGTTAAGTGCTTGATTTTACTAGGAATTTTGGTGGAGCCGGGGGGATTTGAAC